TGTATGTATCTTTAATAGCGTAATATGATGCTGTTGGTAAATAATAATTTTGAGTAAAATAAGAGGCTGTAGCAAATACTCTATTTGGGTATTCGGGTCTGCTGTTTACTCTAAATATATTATCGCTATCTGGGTAAAAAGTACCTATGTTATTATCTATGGCTATTGTAGCTGGGGAGACATTTATTTCAGTTAATGAACCAGTACTGAATGAGTAATCTCTCCATTTTATTTCTAATTGTGGGGGGTATATAGTATGAGTATCTCTTGAGAAATAATCTAAATTAATATTGTATTGGAGATTATTTATAAATTCAACAGCTTGTTTAATGATAAACCCATTATTGGCTATTGAGCCCGAGTACCATCTATTAACAATTGGAGTTACATTTATATTTATGTCTTTGTTATCGTAATATGAAAATGACTGCGTATACGATGAAGTATACCAATTACATCCACCACTCACGGAACCATATGATCCTGTTACTCCTGATGGGAATCCCGCGATTTTCCAAGCACCACTACCTGAAGATAATCTATTAAACCAGCTTACTCCATTAGTATATTCCGGAGAGTAAGAATACTTACCCGTACCCATATTCCAAGAACCTGTAACTGCGTATACTTCTAAAGTAGTATCTGAGTTTAGTCCATTAGCTTCGGCTAGGAATCCTCTTAGAGAAGCACTCCAATTAGAGCCACTTACTTTATTATTAATTACATCAGCTATTTCGGTTGATGAGAATTGTATTAAAGTTCTAGTAGCTTGTGTATTGCCACTACTTTGAGCGTCTTCAATACTTACAGATAATATTTCATTTAATCCTGTGTTTTTGTCAGGATATCTAGAATATATCGTAGCATCTTGCGAAGGAAATAATTTGTATATAGCCATTTATTATAAATATAAATTATTAGTAAGATACGACTTTACCTTTAATATCAACATCGGGGTATTTAACCTCAAATATCATTGGGTCTAAGGAAGGGTAGATAGTATCATTTTGTGTAGCTCCAACTATATCATAAGAATATTGTGAGTATCCTAATATAAGCCCAGATTTATTAACTATAGATACATTTTTAACGGTTTGTACTCCTTCTATTTTATCTAAAAGAATATAAATATTCTTCATAATTATAGGCTCATTTATCTGCCAATAGTTTATTTTAAAATACTCTTTTAATGCTTCTATACCTTTAAATATAACTTCATTACTATTATATTGTGGTAAAACTATAATATCAAAATTTACACCTATATTGATTACAAATGCATCTTTAATCTTAATAGAATCATTTATTATTCGATTTTGAGATAAATAAGTAGATAAATTTTGTTTTAAAGCGGCTGATGCATTTGTTAGATTACCATTTATGTCATATGATAAAATAAATAAATCTAGTACTGATGGGGTTTCTCCTGGTAATAGTGATGATAATTTTTGAGATTCAATGTATGCTTTAGATATAGTTCCATAATCAGATGGTAAACTTAAAGCTCGAACTAAATAATCATCTAATGTTACACTTCGTTGTTGGGTTGTAAAACTAGCTAAAGCATTATTTCGTATTATTTCTACATCATCTCCTATTCCTCCTCCACTAGCCGCTTGAGGATTATTTACTGTCACTGAGTTAAAGACATATTGGGCAAGAGTAGCATCTAAATTAAATGGGATTTTAATATTAGATTTGGTATCAATATTATTTAGTAATCCTGCTCCTACATTTGAAGTAACTCCACCTCCAGTTAAATATCTTACTGTTAAAGTAGTATTACTAGGGGCAATACCATAAGTATCAGTGTATAAGAAATTTGCAGGAGAAAAGGCAGTTGTTAGTAATGATCTTTTATAAGGTAAACCTAAACCAACATTGTCTGGGTTAGGAGTAATTTCTTCGTCTACATTAGATGTATTAGTACCTGCTCCAAACTGCATTTGGAGTGTATTTGGGTCTGTAAATCGGGTTACAAATCTGCGGGGTATTTTTTTAAGTTGTAAAAGAAAAGGAGTATTGCCTCCATCAGCAGATAAGTTAGGGTTATTTATGTTAGTATTTTTAATAGTATCATAAATCATTTCTTGAGCAAGGTATGGTACTTCATACCATGTATTACCATCACTATCTACTACATCTAAAATGCTAATTATGTTAGAATTACTAATCTCTACTGTTGGATATTTAGATACTACTCCAAAATCAAAGGTTGTTGTATTAATAGTTGCAGATATTGCTTTTCTAGTCTTTTTTAATAAATAGTAATTAACTGTTGCTCCTGTGGTTTGGTACACAGTAGCAGTAGTTGGGTCTTGAGAGCTAGAATAGCTAAAATCAATTGGATCTTGGATTAAAAATGAGTTAGCTTGTGACCCATTATTGCTAACTGATGTGTTTTCTAAGATTTGGGTAGCATAACTATAGTCAGGTAAATTACCAATAGCAGGTATTTGTTGATAAACATCAATATCTACTGTTGCTACTCCTGTTACTTTAGGACGATACCCTAACATATACGCTAAAGAATATACATTATTCTGTTGACGTGCATATTGAATAAAATTTTCTTGGATCTGGTTATCCAAATAAAATGATAAAACATCACCTACATATGCCGACATTTCCAAGAACATAGTACCTGGGGATGATGGTGAAAAGTTACCGTAAGTAGTAGGGAAGTATGTTTTAGCAAACTCGGCTAATGATGCTTTAAATTCAGTAAAATTCTTATTTATATATTTAATATCTGTATTCTCAGCCATGTTATATATTTAAAATTATTTGGTTATTTTCATCTGTCATAAAGCTATAAATAACTTTAATTTCAACTGTGTTATCATCTTGTGATGGGGTAATACTAATTTGTTTTATAATTAATTGAGGAAAATTAGTACTAATTTCGCTTTTTAGTTGGGCTTCTAAATCTTTAACTCCTAGATTGGTGTATGGTTGAACACCAGATATGGCTGTGGTTGATGGGTTAGAATTTGTATTGTTATACCCTGTAATGCCAAAAGCATATGATGAGTCAGTAATTTCTGAAAATAGATATTTTCTTATGTCACTGCCATAGGTAGCATTTAGTGGTCTTTCTCCTTTGTTAGTTAATATAAAATTAATTAAATTGGCTCGCATTTGATCTGTAGAAGTATATGTAGGATTAAATACCCCATCCGCATTAAAGGGAAGGCTAACACCAATAGCTAACTGGTAGTCTAAAGAACCGGTATTTTCTACTCTATATGCCATTATTTAGTCATTAATCCCATTATTTGATCTAAACTTACTTCACCACCAGGTAAACTTGATCCTTCACCCATAGTATTAGCGGATGCAGGTGGGGTATAAGATGGTTGGGCATGAGAAGAATTTGCAGATATTACTGTGTCAAATTCACCTCCAATCATATTTCTTAAATTACGTTTAAGATCATGATTTACTGCTGAGGATTGTTGGTAGGTAGGAACAGGGGTATAAGTTTCCTGTACTACTGTTTTAGGTGATTTAACTGCTTCAAGTAGAATGTCTTTTAATTCTTCTTGAATTGCTTCACGTACTGCTTCTTTAATTAATTTTTTTAGTCCTTCGATTTTCATATGATTATAAATATTTGATTATTCAGCTGTTATACTGGGGTTTGAATCTATTATAAATTTTAATTGAGATATTAATACTGCGGGGTCTGAGGCAAATGAAGAGTCGGTTTTTAATATATCTACGCCTTGTTTATTTTGGGCTACAGCGTAGCGTCGAATATATTTGCTTTCATTTTTTTCATCAATTTTTACTCCTAAAGTAAATCCTTTATAAGTATTAGTATTATTATTTTGAGTTGCTACTACTGTAGGGTTAGCTAGAGCATTAATTTCGTCGTTTATTTGTACTGGGTTCATGTTTTGATCACTGGCACATATTTGTAATATTACATCTAATGCTTCTAAAAGTTTTAAAATAGTACCTAAAAGTACACCGAATGATGCTAAAGTTAAAGTTAGAGTATTAACAACGGTTTTAGCTACTTTTAAAGCGTTAGCTAGTTTTTCATGAGTAATTAAAAAAGCACCAGGTACGGTTTGTGGTGGTGCAGCTGAGATGAGGTTTATACCTATTGTCACAGTTGTAATAGCTAGCCCAGCTGTGGTTTGTAAAGAGGTTAATCTTTGAACTTGAGTGTATATACCATTTATTTGAGTAGCTAATGAGTCTCGCTTTTTAATAACTGAGGATATGAGGGCAGATGATGGGCAATTTATTTGATCTCTTAATTGCTCTATAGGTAATTGGCTTAGTAAAAGAGCTCCGATTGAGGTAGCTTGTATTTTTTTAGTTATTTCTTTTAGTTTTTCTTTATCTTTAGCTGCTTCTTTAGCACTTGCAGTAGTTTCCCTAGCACCAGCTATAGTATTTTCAGTTTGGTCTCTAGCAGCATCTATTTTAGCTTGAGCTTCATCTCTTTTAGCTTGAGCGTTTGCTTTTATAGAATCAACTGAGGAATCTCCACTTACACCTAATTGAGAAACTACTATAGGTATTATTGTAGGTGCATAAGGAGTAATTAATCCTATAACAAAAGGTATTAATCTTTTTTTTATAGTTGCTTTTTGACTATTAACAAAATTAGTAAGCCTAACCTCAGGTGGAAGTTCAGATTCTAATATTTCATTTTTAGTTTGATTATCTTGCTCTAATAATTTTTGGTTAGTTTTAGCTATATTTAAAGCACTCTCATCTGTTACCTCAGACATTGATTTTCTAGGAATAGTATAGACAAAATTATTTCCTTTAGCATTAGTAGATGAGTCTTGAGATCCTTCAATAGTATAAGTTAGTGGTTCACCTGAGTTAGGATCAGTTATATTATTAGCTAATAGTATCTCATGAGCTAATACTTCCTCAGATGCACCTAAAGCAGGTGGTCCTTTAATTACTTGCCCACTAGGTGTAGATAAAGTAGCATATTTTGCAGGACCTTGAGTACCAAAGGTAATTGTGCTTCCATCACTAACTTTATATATAGGTGTACTCATGTTTAATTATTTACAATAAATATGTAAAAAATGTGGGGTTTGGTTGGATATGTAACAAATGTGTCGTATATTTATACTATAAAATAAAGGTTATGAAGAAATTAATCACAAGTGCATTTTTAATTTTGGGGTTATACTCAAATAGTTTTTCACAAATTGATACATGTAAAATTGATTATTATAATATGTTCAATATGGACTCAGTATTAATTGAAAACCCATATCATGGTGGGGAAATATATGGATATTATTATAATAGAATATTTAATAGATATAGTAAAGTAATTAATTATTTATATAATACTGATAGGTTATTTATTTCTAGAGAAGGAGATAGTTTTATTATCAGTAGTTTTACATTATATGTAGAATTAAAGAATGAATATATTTCTGTATCTCAATGTCAATTAGAGGAATTATTATTTACATATACTCCATTCATAAAATGATACTGAAGCTGGGTATCCATTGATTGTTGATATTTCGTATTCTTGGTTATCTTGGATATTTTGTAATGAAATTGGGGATGTTTCTCCTTGTTTAACCATAATTCCTCTATTACCAATAATATCATATAATTTTTGAGCACTATCAAATGCGTTACCTGAAGGTGAGGACGCATTGTATAATTTTAGTAAACCGGGGTATGTGTCATTTCCATAAAATTGTTTTCTAGCTTCTTTCCAATTTGCTGGGGGAGTAGGGCCAAGTATTTTTGTTATATTAGGAATTAAGGTTTGGGGATTTAATAGTACTATAGAAGCATTAGGAAATGGGGGTGAATTAGGATTTAATTTATTAGTAGCATAAACTATAAATTGAATTAATTCTAATGGTACATCTTGCTCTCCACTTATACTATAGAAATTTTGGTATACTCCATTAACACCCATCCTATCAGGAAATCCATAGCATTTGAATTTGATAGATTTATCTCCTGGTTGTTTTTTTAGTTTTTTACTTCCTGTTATACTTATTCCTTCACCAATATATGCTGAGCATTTGTCAGGGGTTTTATTTATAAAATCAGCTTTAACTCGAGTATATTGATCCTTAGTATATTTGTTAGCATTAGCATCTATTTGATCCCAAGCTACATCTCCTACTCTATTTATATCACCTAATCTAACAGTAGGTTTTTGAAATGAAGGGTTTGTTTCTTTAGCATAAAGAGTATTAATCTTATCATTAATGTATTTTTCTAACTCTAAAGCTCTAGTTTCAGCTAATGATCCAGGTTTATTAAAATTCTTATTTGTCCCTTCATTATCAGCATTAGGTACTTGAGATTCAGATGATTCTATTTCTAATATGAAATTACCTATATTAGTTGTAGCAAAAGCATAGGCATCATTAATTTCTTTATTAATAATATCTTGTATTTCTTGAGATAAAGAAGTTACTTTATACTTACCTGATGGGTAGTCTCCTGCTAAGTCTAGTATACCTCCTTTTTCAGGGTCAATATATCCAGGTAATATTGCTGTTTGTTGAGGGTTTATTAGTGAAGTAGTTTCTAAACCGGATTTAGAAAAAGTAACAGTAACATCTTTTGAATCAATGTCGGTTTTAATTGTAATTAACCAGTTTCCATTAGCATCAGTTGTAGTTGAGGTACCAGAAGGTATAGTAGGGCTAGTGACAGTTACTTTAACACCACTTAATTTTTTTCCATTAGAATCAAAAACTTGCCCATTAAATTGATTTGGCATAATTATACAGTTTTAACTATTTTAGATAATAAATTTTTACCATTTACTATATTTAAAAGATCATTACTTAAAGTTTCAGCATCTGAGGCTATTGTATTTAGGGATACAATTGAGGCTCCATTACTATCAGTAGCTGTTTTGAATGCTATATTAAGTGTTTGTAAAAACACAGCTATATCAGATAATACAAAATTTAAATTTTCACCTAGTACAACAGATTGTATCTTAGTTCCGTCAATACCTTCAGATGAGCCTAAATAAACTTTATCAGCGGTTAATGATATTTGTTTAGCATTTATACCTAAAGTATCACCACATGATAATTGGATTGCTTTACTAGCTAGTAATAATATTGAATCAGACTTAGCATTAAATACTAATCTACCTGAGTTTAATATAATTTGGTTTCCTTCATATTGCCCTACGTTAGTAGGGGGTGTTGATTTAGAAAATGAAGAATTATTTATATTAGCTGGGAATAATGGGAGTTGTTGGGTTGATGTTAAATAGATAGATGATAAATCATTATTTACATCTTCAGTTTCAGGCACCCATGAATTACTAGTATAAGTAGTTTGGCCATTTCTTAATATTAAAATAGGATCTCCGTTTTCACCTACTGATGACCATTTATTAGGTATAGTAGCGTTTTTAACCGTTGAACCTAAACGAAATGAATTACCCCATCTACCTTCATATATTGTATCTCCTTCATATGGTAGTAAAGGGTGAATATCTATTTTTTCTTTAAATGTTTTACCTAAATTAATTTCAGTACTACTATCAGTTACTCGTCTAAATGATCCTAACTCAGTTTGAGTATAATCTTGGTCTTGATCGGGTGATATGGTTGAGGTAACAGGGACAGCATTATGATGTTGGCTATTCCATATGTTTAATGGGGGTAAATAATATGATATTTGAGAATTAACATTATCCATTAAATCATTTCCCGGCAATACTATTATATATGTTATCTCATTAATAAGAGGATATTGTTTAATATTTGGGAATATGGGAAAGGCAGGAATATTAGGAATAACAGGATTATCACCTCCTAATATACTTGTTGGAAATGTAACATCTTCATAAAATATAGTTCCAATACTATTCCATTCTCCATATTCTTTAAATCTAGGATGAGTATTATCTAATATAATATCTAATACACGGACTGGGGTAATAGACATCATGCTGTTATTATTCCCATTAGTATTAACAGCAGGGGATATGACTGCAGAATATGTGTTGGTATTATTTTGTATATTACCTATTGAACCATATTTAATACTAGGCATTATTCTTCTTTTTTAATTTTATCTATTTCGGCTAATAATTGTGCTTTTTCTTCATCCGAAATACCAAATCCACCACCTTCACCTACTGAGTTATTCATTATGCGTTGGATAATGGTAGCCATCTTAATTAATTGTTCATCATTTTTAACACTTATTTCTAAGTATTCTTTGATTAATGGAACAATAAGAGTAGCATCACCTATACTTTCAACAAGCGGCTTTAACTCAGATATTAAAGCAGATATTTGTTTGTCTTTCTTTTGTTGATTGGTGTAAATTTCCTCTAATATGTCAGAAAATTTCTTTTTACCAAATACAACATTGTCCAATCCATTCATAATGTTTTACTTATAAATATAAACATCAGAAATTTGTATACCCGTTTTCTAGATAGAAATAGTAATGTTGTTTAAATATATCATATAACTTATTGGCTATTTTGGTGATTTTAGGCGTTTTAGCGTCAATAATCTCACGAATGTATATATATAATGCCTTTTTATTAAATATATCTATATTTTCACGTTTGCGAAATAATTCCAATATAGCATCAGCTATCTGGGCATCAATTTCTTTAGGGAATAAAGTATAAATATTTGTAGTACAGTATGTTATATATTCGTCTAAAAAATTAGATAATCTATCATGTGATAATCCTTCATCTATACGATATGAAAACTGCTCATTCGACTCAATTTCTTCAATAGGTGCTTTATCTACTCGTTTTTTATAATTTTTAGTATTAGTAATAATTAAATAACGTTTAGCGATAGTACCAAAATAAGAAAATGCTTTTGCTCCTCTCTCTGGGTTAAATAGGTGGATTTTAGAAAGTAAAAATGTTATTACTTCGTGTTGTAAATCCTGAATATTATCTACCTCAGTATAATAAAATTTAAAGGTATGTATAATATTTTCTGTTAATTTAAAGAAAGCATAGTGGATACCCTCACGGTATATTTTATCCTTCAACTCAAAATCTGTAGTATTATTGTATTCTACTATTGCATCCTCAGTATCTTGGGTAAAATATTGAGTTTTTTTCTTTTCTTTCACCTCAATCATAAATCTTTAATTTTAAACACATTTAGTGTTTCTTGGAGTTGTTTTACTGATTGGAAGAAAAAACCAATTTCATCATCTGATTCAAATGATCCTTTGTGGTCTACTTCTTTTAGTTTTTTGTCTGATAACTCAATTATATCTGATACTTTATTTAGGTATATTTGGTACGATACAAGAATTTCATCTCGTAGTGTAATTATATCTTCTTGTTTTTCAGTTTTTTTAAGAAGATTAAAGGTCGTAAATCCTAAGATTACGACCAATATCCCTAATACTATAGATAATGTTATCATAAATTATTTAATAAATTCATTAAACCTTCACTTTGAACATTAGATAATGTTTTAGTTTTAATTGTAGGTTTACTTGTTTTCTTTTCTGTAAGTGCAAAATTATCTGACTTGGTGATTTTACCATTTTTAAATTTAGGTAACCATTCACGTTCAAATTCAATACGAGATGCCATCAAATCAGCCTGGTGAATAATAAAAGGTAATGATGTGCGAGGGCGTTGTTCGGGTGTCCAAGCCATCAGATATTTTTTATTACCATCATCATATAAACCATCATGAGTTTGAATAGCAATCATCTCGTTAAATGAATACTGAATACCATTAGACTGAAGTAAAAATAGTCCTCTATCTGGTATTGAAGCAAATGGTAATTTATTATTAAAGGTATAATCCTCACCTAATTTATCCTTACGCCATTGGTCGGTCTGAGGGATATATGACTCATGTTCTTCATCCCCCATCTTACCTAGATCATGGTTTAGGGCTGCAAATACTAATTCTTCTTTGGTATATGTAGAAGCATCTACTCCCATATCTACCCATACATCATTTAATTTAAGAGCACAGTCTACTACTCGTAAAATGTGGTCAACATACCCCCCGGGGAATGAGTTATGATACTCTTTCTTATATGACGCGGGCATCATCATAATACGTTCTGAATGTCTAGAATATAAATCAAGTAACTGTGAACGGCGTGGTTCACTAATGAATACTTTAATAGTTTCCTCTAGATCCATCCAGTTATTCTGGATTTGTTCAGCGGTTAATTTCATATTAGTTATACATTGTAGGTTCTGATTCAACAAACAGACGAGTTTGCTCAATTATGTCTTTTAATTTTTCAAGTCCTTCCATGTATATTTCTAATGGTTGTTCTTGTTTAACAATAAACCCTAATTGATTAGCAATGCTATCTAGTTTATCTAGTTGGTGTAAAACGTTGTTTTTATTTTTCATAATATTGATTTTTAATGTTTTTGTATCCCGTGTTCTTACATCCCACATCCTTTTTTCCTTACTCTCAAAACCCGTGATTTTAATATAATATAATAGAGAATGAACACCAAGTTATCCTTAAAAGAAATCTAAGATTTTTTGAATAAAGGCACACTTTTCATACTCTTCGACCTCTTCAAAATATTTAAGGCTTTTACTCAACGCCCTAAAAAATATAGGATCAGAATATTCTTCTATACATTCAACATGGACTGGGTTACCTAAGTCTAGTTTTTCTAAGTGTTCAAATGCCCTATTATATACCATACTCTCCCCAGCCCTCTTTACATCATCCGTATCTAAATTCTCATTAGAACTATTAAAAAACTGGATTAGTTGTTCACTGAATGTTTCATAGTTGTAGATTAATTTTTTAAACATACCCATATAAACTATAGGATGCTCAGATAAATCGATATAAGCAGCATTATCCCCCTTATCTTCGGAGTCAAATAAATCAAATATCTTCTTTATATCCATATATATAAATATATAGAAAAAAAAGAAAACGGCACGAGGCCGTTAATTTATCCTTTTAATAATTGTTTAATCTGCCGAGTTTTTAACTCGCTAATTTTATCTTCTAAACACTCTATTCGTTTAGTTAGAGTATAAAGATAAGTAATTGATAAAATTGTCTCAATAAGTAAAACGATTGTTAATAGTAACATAATAATAAATTTAGTGCGCCTACCTGGGCTCGAACCAGGGACCTAATGATTATGAGTCATTTGCTGCTAACCAACTGAGCTATAGGCGCTATTTGAGGTCCTGAACGGAATCGAACCGCTGTATGAGCTTTTGCAAAGCCCCACCTAACCACTTGGTTACAGGACCTTTTTGTGCTCAAGATAGGACTTGCACCTATACACTCTTTCAAGTTAGAAAAACTAGCGTCTACTATCGGATTACCATGGTAATCTCGCTTTCGCCACTTGAGTAATATTTTAATTAAAAAAGTTAAGAATAATAAGAATAGCAAAAAACATTGCAAAGTTAAAAGCAAGGCTGCGTAATACATTGATTACTTCTTCCTTAAATGTAGGCTTTACTTCAGCTCGTTGAGTAATAATCATTCGTGTAATTAATACTCCTAGGATTAAAATGATAATTGCGTTCATAACCTTTATTATTTTTAATTATACTATAAATATACGACTAAAATCCTGCGGAGGCACGTCTTTTCCAAAATACTTTTAAATTAATTGCATTTCTACCTCATCGTCCGTCTCACGCACAACTACCATGGCGTCCTGTAGAGCCACTACTATCATTGAATATTGGTCTTCTCTATATCCCCCCAGTACCTGATATAGGTCTGCTTGGTCTACCACATCCATTATAGAAGCAGATTCGTCTACTATATCTTGAAGTTGAGCAGCTTTTATTTTCGTTGAAGGCTCAAATACACCATAATCACCATCGCTTAATGACAAGCCAACAAGTTTCCGTTTAATATCCAATAATACTTGTGGTGGACTAACAGATACAATAAGGTGATCTAAACCAACATCGTTTATAATATCGCGATTACCTACATCTTCCGCAGACATGGGCACTATTATACCACCCACTTGAGCGCCGAAAAAATTGCCGGATTCTGCGCCTAAAGGCGCTAATTTCTTAGCCCATATAGCTAAGCTACCCTCATATAATATACTATCTGAAAATACATTTTTATAAGCCTTTAAAAGCATAGTGTACATTTTATACCCTAAACCTTTACCTCTCCATGGCTCAGTAACATATGTTAAATGTATCTCAGCCCCAGTAATTTTAAATGGTTTTCCATTTTCACCTGTTAAATTAATAACACTAACATCAACAGTACCTACAACATAACTTTCTAAATCAGTACCAGCCGAATTAACTAAATATAAAGTACCAGTGTAATTAGAAGGTACTATAAATTGATAAGGACCATCCTCAGATAAAACTGTTTTTTTAAGAATATTAGAATCAAAATTAGCTCCATACACATCTAAGTCATCCGGATCCAACTTAAAATCTTCTAAGAATGTAACATATGTTTTTATATCATCTACATACAAATCACCAGAACGAAGTTCTAATTCATCAAGATTTAATTCGTTAAGTAATTCAATTAGTTTTATCATGATTATAAATATCTAAAAACTAAGAGAGGGCTCACACATGAACCCATCCCTTACATCTTAATACGTATATACTAAAAGAGCAATCACTCCAATAGGGGTGTTTTAATATACTATAGGATCACCAATTTGGTGTAAGACACCAATTTCCCGTAGTTTATCAAAAGCAGTTAGTGGTGATAACTTAAAGAATTCACGTTCGTGTCCTTGGTCGGAGTCAACTCTTTGAGCAGCATATATTTTATGCATTTGTTGCTCAATTTTATATGCCGAACCTTTAGTAACAGGTAGCGCAAATTTAGGTACCCACTCGGTTAATACACCAGCGCCGTTAATCCATTTAGCACGTGTTGTGGGATCGCGTTCGGTCATACCAATTTTAACTAAATCGGGGTAACCCGGGTTAGTAAGAATATATATATACTCTATATTATCTTTAGTGCGAGATTGAATATCCGTGTTTTGCACACCGAATAAATAGATCCATTCTTTAGTATCATCATCGATTTCAATTGGTACTTCAATTGAATACAACGTATGAAAATAGTTGAATATACGGTCTACTTGTATGTTACGTGCCTTGGATTTTAGCGCGAGATAGTTGGAGTACCATTCACCTGCTTGTGGGTGGAAATTAGCATTATCTAGCGTACTGGCGATGATAATTTCACCGGATTCTGCCAAATCTAGTGCTTTATCTAATGTAATCTTAGTGCGATACATATTCGCCAATAGCGTGTAAGGTAGCAAGTGTAGAATATCCTATAAAGAACCAAGATGATTTATACCAAAATGATGTTGGTTCTTTTTTCCATAATTTAGCATTTACAATATTAGTAATTGCAATTACAGCCCAAAAAATGATTGATGTCATATGTTTTTATTTTAAATTAATATTCAATTTAAGGTTATTAGCTCTCCGGCATTCTACTCCCCGCAGCACGGAATTGTATCTTACTTAGCCCATCGTCAGCGGTATGGGTACCGAAGTTTACTAATAGTTGCTGTCTTTCCAAGCTGTCAAACTAACTGGGTTGCATAAATCTTCCCTTTCAAGCAGATTAGTTAATCTAAATAAGCGTGGCTTATCATCATCCCATACGGATATCACCCCGTTTCTCATCGTATTAGGCATACTATCTGGTGATTAGCCAGAACGTGTAGTCAGGACAGGATTCGAACCTGTATATTTAGAGCAACGCCCTTTGTGTTTACCGTTTCACCACCTAACTATGTTGCCTTTTAAAGTCTGGATACGACGTCGGGTGTTTGAAAAGGCTAACTAACACCGTATCTCCTATACGATGAGAACAGTTACTTGAGCTTGCGTCAGATGCTTACTGTGTTTTACGATCCCCGCGCGAGCGGGGCTAGTTTTTTTCAATATGATTATATATTTACCTTCCATCCTAAAATCGTGCTAAAGGATCTGAAGTAATAATACCACCATCTTTTTCACCTCGTGAAGTTAACATTTGTTCT